AATCTTTATACCGTGATAAGTGGGAATATTATACGGGTAAAGCAGATTCTTCTGTTTATGTAGATAAACCTTTTGATTTAAAAGTATTAAAAGCCGATGTGGGTATGTATATAGATGCGGATATAGAATATCAAGAAATAACACAAAAAGAAGAATATATTAAAACCATGGTGGATTACCTTGAGCGAATACTGAAACAGATAACATCTAGACAGTGGGAAATTCGCAATACTATAGAATGGAAAAAGTTCCTACATGGAGAATAGTTTTGGATGTAAGAATTGAAAAATTTAACGAAGTATATCTCCGAATCAAATGTGAAACCTCGATTGCCAAAGAGCTTTCAGAGTTTTTCAAATTTGAAGTACCAAATGCAAGATTTATGCCGTCAGTACGAAATCGTATGTGGTCCGGTTATATTCATCTATTCTCTCCTGCTACTGGTAAAATATATGTGGGATTATTTCCGTATGTCAAGAAGTTTTGTGAAGAACAAGGATATGAAGTAGAGGTAGTTGAAAATGAATTTTATGGATGGCCTGATGTAGACCATAATGTTCCAAAATCTCAAATAAAACAATTTGTAAATAGAATATCAAAAGGTATTGATGTAAGGAATTATCAAATTGAGGCTATTCAACATATTATTAATTCAGACCGTGGTATTATTCTTTCTCCTACTGGGTCTGGCAAATCTTTTATCATATATGCTTTAGTGCGATACTATGTCGATAAATTTGATAACGATAAGATTTTAATTATAGTACCAACAACGTCTTTAGTCGAACAGATGTTTACTGACTTTAGTGATTATGGTTGGTTTCCAGAACATCATTGCCACAAATTATATGCTGGCTTAAATAAAGAAACTGATAGAGAGGTTGTAATATCAACCTGGCAATCAATCTATCAAATGCCCAAGAGTTGGTTCAAACAGTTTGGTGCTGCTATTGTTGATGAATGTCATTTAGCAAAAGCTAAATCTCTAACAGGCATAATGCAAAAACTACATGATTGTAAATATCGTATAGGCACAACAGGAACGCTAGATGGTGCAGAAATACATCAATTAGTATTAGAAGGACTTTTTGGAAGATGTGAACAGGTTACAACTACATCAGAATTAATAGAGAGTAAACATTTATCTAATTTACATATTAGATGTTTAGTATTGGAACATCCAAAAGAAAAAAGACAGCGGCGACCATATGATACTGAATTAGATTTTCTATCTTTAGATGAAGCTCGAAATAGTTTTATAGCAAAGTTAGTTAATTATGAAACAGGCAATACACTTGTATTATGTCGTTATATTACACAACTGGACAAAATCATAGACAACCTAAACGATTCTAATAGACCGATATATAAAGTATTTGGTAAAACTCCTGTTGACGATAGAGAAGAAATAAGACGCTTGGTAGAAGAAGGAGAAAATGTTATTGTTATTGCTTCTTATGGAGTATTCTCAACAGGTATTAATATAAAAAGACTACATAACATTGTTTTTGGTAGCCCATATAAATCTCAAATAAAAGTATTACAAAGTATTGGTCGTGGATTACGAGTTGCTGATGATAAACAGCAGCTAAACGTATTTGACATTATTGATGATTTAAGTTATAATGGTAAAGATAACTATACGTTAAAACATTTTGGAGAACGTATTAATATTTACAATGAGCAGGGATTTGATTATGATATCATCCCAGTAAAGTTAAAGAGATAAATAATGGATATGGAACCAACCGATATTACAAATCCCTATAAAGTACTAAAAATGGACTCTGGTGAAGATGTAATATGTAAAGTGACTACAGAATATAAAGATGCTTTTGTCGTAGAGAGACCTATGAGTATTACAGAGACTCCTCAATTTCATGAGGAATTGGGTGAAATGGTTAATCAAACTGGATTAGCTAAATGGATGAATTTTACTAATGATGTATCTTTTATTATTCCTAAAGCTAAAATACAATCTCTTGCAAACTTAGCACCAGAAGTTACTTATTTCTATAGAAACATTTGTGCTAAAATGGAAAAAGCAGAAGAACACCTACCTAAAACTGTTGATGAGGTCCAAGAGCGAATATCATATATGAAATCTTTAGCCGATAGTATATCTGATGCTACTGAGGATACTGATAGTAATGTGGTCCAATTCCCTCCTGATAAAACTAAATTACATTAAATAACGGATGGACACCATCCATGGTATATGAATTCTAGATAATGTCAAGTACAAATTATGAAATAATTGATAATTTTTTACCAGGAGAGTTATTTAATCCCCTGCAAGAATTAGTTATGTCTCAAAGATTTCCTTGGTTTTACCGAGCAGAAATTTCTTATGATAATGAAAAAAATTCTTTAAACAGTTATCTATCACATTTTCTATATAAGGATGTTCCTTCAGAAGATTGTATGGAAGTTCGTGGTGAATGGAGTCCACATTTTAAACATTTTAATCCTATATTAAATTTTATACCAGATTTTAAATCATTATTAAGAATGAAAGTTAATTTTTATAGTAGAACAGAAAATTTACAAGTACATGAATGGCACGTTGATTTTGATTTTCCACATACAACTGCTTTAATTTATTTTAATAATAATGATGGCTATACAGAATTTGAAGATGGTACAAAAATAGAATCTATAGAAAATAGATTTGTTTCTTTTGATGGTTTAATAGATCACCGATCTACGAATTGTACAAATCAAAAAGCTAGATTTAATATGAATTTTAATTATGTTACTTGACAAGTATTTAAAATCGTGATAGACTGGATAAGTCTAAACAAAAAAGGCATTTGTAATGAAGAAGTTTATATATTTAGCAGGACCGATAGCTGGTCTTAACGAAGAAGAAGCAACAACATGGAGAAAAGATGTAGCTGCTCGTTTGAGTGATGCATCAAATGGCAACATTATTGGTATTTCACCTTTACGATGTGAGCCAGTCAAACCTGGTATGACGTATACGACACCGGGAGCTGTTGAAAAAATGTGGAGTGATCCACGTGCTATCAACGCAAAAAACTGGCTTGATACTGAGTCAAGCGATTTAGTGTTGGCATATCTTCCTAAAGAAATGAATGACAGACGACCCTCTATCGGAACTATCATAGAGATCGGTTGGACATTGGGTTTGAAAAAACCATTGATTGTTGTCTCTGACGATAACCAGATGTTAGATCATCCTTTAATTGAGTGTAATGCTGCATGGCGTCTAGATAATCTAGATGATGCTGTAGAAGTTATTATAGGATTGTTTTCTGATTATGTTAAGAAGCATTAGGTCCATGGAGACCACATGGCAACTGATAAGAAGAAGAAACCACATTATGTAAATAATAAAGAGTTTTTACAGGCAATGATAGAATGGAAAGCCGATGTAAGAGAAGCAGAGGCGAATGATGAGCCTAAACCCCAAGTACCAAATTATATTGGTGAATGTTTTTTGAAGATAGCAAACCATTTAAGCTATAGACCTAATTTTATTAACTATACTTATAGAGAAGAAATGATATCTGATGGTATCGAAAATTGTCTTAATTATATTAATAATTTTGATCCAGAAAAATCAAAAAATCCATTTGCTTATTTTACACAAATAATTTATTTTGCATTTATTAGACGTATTACTAAAGAAAAGAAACAAAGTCAAATTAAAGATAAAATTTTAAAAACTAGTAATATAGAAGATTTAGTTGCTACACAGGACCATGATGATGATACTCAGTTTCAACAACAATTTTTAGAATATTTGGAGCAGTATAATTTTGGCGACAGAAATTAATGTAACATCAATTAATGCTTTTATTACACCCATATTTACATCAGTAATAGAGGGTATGACCGAAGATAATAATATAGAAGCAGAATTAAAAGATAACATTATAGAAGATCCTTTAGATGCCTTTGCTACACAACAAACACCGGCAGATTTGTATATTGAACCATTATGTGAAGCTATTACAACATTAGTACATGAAATACTGGTACGAAGTTATAGATATGCTTCATATGGTATAGAGATAACATCTATGTGGGGCAATGTACAGAGACATGGTAATTATTGTTTTAAACATACTCATGCTAATAGTATTTTTAGTGGGGTATTTTATCTCAATGAAGATATTAATTTTCCTCCTGTACAATTTCATCGTCCATCAGAAAGTAGTTTTGATATGATAATAGATGAGGATAACGAATTTAATAGAGGTAAAGTTTTTTTGTATCCTAAGAGAGATATGTTAGTACTTTTTCCAAGTTGGCTAGAACATGATGTTCCGGTAAATACTTCTGGTAAGGATAGATTATCAATAGCGTTCAATGTTATGTGTCGTGGTAGATTTGGTCAAGAGAATAGTAGACAAGAGGTTATTATATGATATTGACCGACCTGAATACTGCTATTAGGGAAAAGAGAGAAAGACAACGAGTTTTAGATTTTTATTCAGATAAGGTTCAGTTTCATTGTGGAGAAAATTGTTTTCACATAGGAAAAGTTTCTCACGGTAATAGTTATTATTTTAGTAACGCAAAGGGATTCTTTTGTTGGAAATTAGATGTAGGTCGTGATGTAGATTTACCTAATGTATGTAATTTTAATTGTGGATATTGCTCTCTTCCACACGCTTCAACAGTACCACAATTTGTAAAGAATAATTATGTTGTTCCTCAAGATTGGGAAATGAAACCTATATGGAAAGAACAGATAAAATGGTCATGTGAAGATGCTGAGAGGGATTATTTTCTTTATAATTTTACAGGCAATGAAGCAGAGACTTTATTTTATTTACCATGTGTTGAAGCATATATGAATTTTTTTGTTAATGAGTTAGAGCCGATTTATAATAAAAGAGGTTGGGCTAAACTTTCTACAAATGGTGTACCATTAAATAAAGAAAAAATACAACGATTAAAAGATGCTAGAATAGATGAATTGGTAGTCAATATAAGTGCTAGTAATTTTTCTAAAGATGTTTATAATAATATCGAAGAAGCTGCTAAGCATATGATAGTAACTTGTTGTGCGCCGCTGTGGCCGTTACAACGAGAGGGTTATATAGAAATGCTACCTATTTTAAATGATATTGGTGTAAAACATTTAGAACTTTATCAGTTACAAATATTAAATAACCTTCATTTTGAAAAAACATCGAAGCTTCTTCCAAGCGAAACTAAATATGTTTCGATGGATAATATTAGATGGCCTACAAGTGAATTAGAAGTATTAATAGTAGATGATGGATTATGTGAGGAAATAATGACTATAGTTGCAAACAATAATTATGATTATTCAGTTTTAGATATGAATTGGTATGTTACTTTACCATTTTCTTATGATAAAGAAGCTTTTGATATTCCATGAAAGTAGCAATAATAACTGACACACATTTCGGAGGAAAAAACGATAATGTTTCATTTGCCACCTTCCAGAGGAAATTCTACGAAGGAACTTTTTTCCCAATACTTGATAGGGAAAAAATTACAACAATACTTCATTTGGGGGATGTGTTTGATAGGCGCAAGTATTCTAATTTTTTATCTCTTAAATTAGCTAAAGAAATGTTTTTTGAGCCAGCACAAAAATATAATATTCATATGTTGGTAGGAAATCATGATGCTTATTATAAGAATAGTAATGAAGTAAATTCAATTGAATTAACTTGTAGCGAATATAAAAATATAACAGTTTACCGTGAAGTTCCGGAAGTCATAGATATAGCCGGACATTTTATTTTTTTAATTCCTTGGATAGCTCCAGCTAATCGTGCTATGACCTTGAATATGATAAAGAAGGCAAAGGCTGATGTTGTAATGGGACATTTAGAAATTAATGGTAGTGAGATGATGCCAAATATCTATTGTGACCATGGGTTAGATAGAGATTTATTTAAACGATATGAACGAGTATTTTCTGGACACTATCATACACAACAAGACGATGGACATATTCGTTATCTTGGTGCACCGTATGAAATTAATTGGTCAGATTATAATTCAGCAAAAGGGTTCCATATCTATGATACCGAAACCCGTGAGATTGAATTTTATCAGAACCCCAATAGACTATTCAAGAAAATCTTTTATGATGACAGTCAACATAATATGCTTGATATTGATTTGTCCGAATATGAAAACACTTATGTAAAAATATTTGTAGTAAACAAGACAGATTTTTATACCTTTGATAGATTCATAGAAAAATGTTATAATGAAGGTAATTTTCTTGAATTGAAAATTGTTGAAGATTTTAGTGATTTAAATCCAGATGCTATAGCAGATTCAGAATTAGAAGATATAGAAGATACCTTAACAATATTGAGCAAATATGTTGAAGAAATTGATAGCGAATCTCTCAATAAGGTTAAGCTAAATCGACTATTGAAAAATTTATATTTAGAGGCCAACGAGGTTGAATGATTATATTTAGAGTAGTAGAATTTAAGAATTTCCTATCAACAGGAAATACTCCCACAACAATACGATTAGATAAAGATAATACAACACTTATCATAGGTGATAATGGAAGTGGTAAGTCAACTGTATTAGATGCTTTAACTTTTGGTTTGTTTGGCAGGGCATTTCGTAATATTAAAAAAGACCAATTAATAAATTCTGTTAATGAACGTGATTGTAAAGTAGAAGTTTATTTTGATATTGGTAAACGAAAATATCATATTATTAGAGGTATTAAACCTGGACGTTTTGAAATTTATTGTAATGGTAAGATGATAAATCAAGACGCTAGTGCTAGAGATTATCAAAAACATTTAGAAGAAAATATACTTAAATTAAATTATCGTTCATTTACTCAAGTAGTTATTCTTGGGTCATCATCATTTGTTCCATTTATGCAATTGACTCCAGCTGCTAGACGAGAAGTTGTAGAAGAAATTTTAGACATTAAAATTTTTTCCATGATGAATAGAGTGCTTAAATGGAAAATAAAAGACATGAAGGAAAAACAAGAGGATGTAAAACATCAATTTGTTATGACTAATACTAAAATTAATATGACAACAGAACATATAGAATACACAAAAGAAAAAAGTAAAGAAAGTAAATCGGCTCTAGAAACGAAAATACGAGATAATGAAAAAGAAGTAATGGAGCTGAAGGATCAAGTTAATCAATTGATATATGAAGTTGATGATTGGAGAGATAAAGTATTACCATCACAAGCAGAGTTTAAAAAAGAACAGACTGACTTTATTAATGTTAGAGTAAAGTTACATGATAACTCCAAACGTATGGAAAAGGAAATTAAATTCTTTAATGAGAATGATGATTGTCCTACTTGTGAGCAACCTATAGATAATGAATTTAAAGAGAGGGCTATAGAAAGAAGGGCAGACAAGATGATGACAAATGCCTGTGCTCTTACTAGAATGGATGAACAGATAAAGGCTATGGACGCTCAAGAAGAATTATACAATAAAAAAGATAAGGAAACCAGAGACAAGGAAGTAGAAGCAGCAAAGAAAAAAACATCGGCAAATTCTATAGATAGCTTTAATACGGACTTGAGAAAACAAATTGAAGAATTACAAACTATAGATGCTGATTTAGTAGAAGAAAAAACAAAACTTAAATTATATAAAGAAGAATTAAAAACAATTGAAAGAGAAAAAAATAAATTAACCGAAGATAATAATTATCTAACAATAGCAAAACAATTATTACAGGACTCAGGTATTAAGTCAAAGATTATTAAGCGATATCTTCCTGTAATGAATAAATTGATTAATAGTTATTTGTCTGCTTTAGAATTTCAAGTTAAATTTGAGTTAGATGAGGAATTTAAAGAAACTATAAAATCTCGATATAGAGATGTGTTTGGTTATGCTAATTTTAGTGAAGGTGAGAAGATGAGGATTGATTTAGCGTTATTATTCACATGGCGACAGATAGCCAAAATGAAAAATTCAACCAACACGAACCTATTGATCCTGGATGAGATTTTTGATTCTAGTTTAGATTACAATGGAACGGATGAATTTTTAAAAATACTTAATACTCTTTCAAATGAAAACGTATTTATTATTTCACATAAGAGTGATTTGAATGTGGATAAATTTGATGGATTAATACGTTTTGAAAAGCGTCAAAACTTTAGTAAGGTGACAACATGAAATTAATAGAAGCACACAATCCTATTATCAGACAAAATCTTGAAGCATTTGATTTTGATAATCCTGTAGTTCCTCCATTGGAATTAGTTGAAGAAATGCAAAAGGTTCGTTTAGAAGGCAGAGGTGTGGGACTAGCAGCAAATCAAGTAGGAATTGATACAAGAGTTATAGTTATAGGAACTATAGGAGAAGATTTTGAGGCTTGTTTTTTTAATCCAGTTATTACTATGCACAGTAAAGAAACGGATTACTTTATGGAAGGTTGTTTGACTTTTCCAGGGTTATGGTTAAAGATAAAAAGACCCACCGGAATAACCCTAATGTATCAAGATGTAAATGGTGAAGGACATCATATGGAATATAATAAAATGGTGGCTAGAATATTACAACATGAAATTGACCATTTGTATGGTATTACCTTCAAAGAACGTGCCAATAAGTACCATTTACAAAAGGCTTTAAAAGAAATGAAGAAAAACAGTAGATTACAAAAAAAGGTTGACAAACAAGAATATTAATGTTATCCTGGAAGTCTATTTAATGATAAATAGATGTGTAGGAAATGCCTCAGGGGTTTCTTACATTTTAACCTTGCTTAATAGGAGGACCTTAAAATGGTTACAAGTACAGCAATTTCAAATATTTTTGATGCCTTTGATAGGAATCAACTCACCCCATACGCAGTAGGATTTGACCGAGTCTTTGACCGGTTACAAGACTACGCTTCACACCAAATGACATCAACAGGCTTTCCGCCTTATAATATTCGGAAAGACGGTGATTTCAATTTTGTTATTGAACTGGCACTCGCCGGCATGACCAAAGAAGATTTGGAAGTCGAAGTTGCCGACGGTGTTCTGTGTGTACGGACAGTAGGTAAAAAAGATGAAGGAGGGGCCGCTGGCATTTTAGATAAAAGTGTTGAATTGCTACATCGTGGCATTTCACATAGGCAGTTTAATCGCAAGTGGACTCTTGCCGATGACGTTATTGTGAAAGAAGCCAAGATGGAAAATGGTATGCTTCTTATTCAGTTGGAACGTGTTATTCCAGAAGAAAAGAAACCTCGTTTAATTGCTATTAAATAATAGTTATGGGGCGGTTCGCCGCCCCATTTTTACGATTATATTATGAAAGAAATTTTAGATGTAAAACCAGATTTTACAAAAATTACAGATATGGACCTTATTGGGTTATTATCTTATTGTGAAGATTGGCTTCCAGAAAGGGTTTATGATACAGCATATTCACAAGTATTTCCAGAACAACAGGTTCTGGAAGTAAAAAAACCCTTTGGAGAATGGTTAAAGGGACCTAAAAAATTGCCGGATATAGTTAGATTTGAATTAGTTAGAGCCGCTTATATTAATTTTGAAGCGGGTAAAATGAAAAATTTAAAGATTGCTTATCTTACTACAAAATTTTTTAAAAATTCTTTAGTTTGGTCGTTTATAGGTTTTATTTTTTGGTGGTGGTTTTTATGAAAAAACAAGATTTAACTACAGGGGCTGGTAAAAAACTATATATTTACGATGAAGTTTTTGATTATAGTACCCAATCTAAATTGGAACATTATATATGGTCATCATATTTTAAGCCTGTAGGAGAAGACCGTGGGTTTGATCGAAATACAGCTAATCATTTAACAATGATGGCTACTTATTCTAAAGAGGACCATGAAACATCACATTTTTTTGATTATCTTCCTAAAGAAATACAGGAAGAACATAATATAAGTTTAGATACTTATAGTCATGGCTTTGCTAATTTGGTTACACCATCAGATAGATTTCATGTGCATTCGGATAATAGTGTACCAGATCCAAAAACATATTATAAAGAAGATGAAATAGACCATAATAAGACTTTACTTTATTATCCGTCTATGAATTGGCACGTTGAATATGGTGGTGATACTTTATTTTTAGATGAAACTGGCTTAAGTGTAGAGGTGTTTTCACAATATACAAGTGGTAGAATTATTATATTTGATTGTAATATACCACACCTTATGAGACCATCGACAGCTTTGGCCCCCCATTTTAGATTCAGTTGGGTGATAAAGTTTCTAACAGATGAAAATTTTAGAAACTATTGACAAAACATTAAAAAAGTGATAGGATTATATTATGACAGCAAAAATTGCTAAGTTACCTGAAACGTGTTATAAGTTCCAAGAAAATAAATCTCTTAAAGAATTAAGAGAATATATTGATAAAACTTATGACGGACATTATTCTACAGACAAATATCAAGCAACAGATATGATTATTGATGCGGGTCACGGTGAAGGATTTTGTATGGGTAATATTATGAAGTATGCTAAGCGGTATGGACGTAAAAATGGAAAGAATAGGGATGACCTTATGAAGGTTTTACATTATGGAATTATTATGTTACACATAAACGAAACGGAGAGTGAAGATGAAATTAAGTAATGAAACGATTGATGTATTGAAGAATTTTTCAAGCATTAATCAAAATATTTTGATTAAAGAAGGTAACACGGTGAAAACCATGTCTACTATGAAAAACATTTTGGCGACAGCAGATGTTAATGAAAATTTCCCGAGAGATTTTGGAATCTATGATTTAAACGAATTTCTTGGAGTGATGAGTTTGACAAAAGATCCAGAAGTGTCTTATCAAGATAGTCATATGGTTATCAATGGTGGTGGTTCAAAGATTAAATATATGTATTCAGACCCATCTATTTTGGTGACTCCGCCTGAGACTTTTAATGCACCAGAAACTAATATCAATATTAAAGTGACAAAGGAGAATATGGCGGCTCTAACAAAAGCATCAGCAGTAATGATGTTGCCAGACCTTATTATTGACCAAAATGTTATGAAAGTTAGTGATTTGAAAAATGCAACATCTAATGAGTTTGCTTTGGATCTTGATTATGAAGGTGATGATTTCAGTGTTAATTTTAAAATAGAAAATATTAAAGTTATTCCTGGTAATTATGATGTTAGTATTTCAACGACTGCTTTAGTATCTAATTGGAAAAGTGGTGTAGTTGATTATTGGATCGCTCTTGAGCAACCCACGGATTAGTACGGAAATACTGTACCATTTTATGTGCCACAAGTGTGCTGGTTGGTGGTCCATAGCAGTAGAAAGTTTTTTACCTTTGGATAGAGAATGGTACTGTCCTTGGTGCGGTGAGAAGGAACTTTATAATGAAAGAGACATATCTATGGGTAGAGAAGTATCGCCCTAAAAAGATAACCGATTGTATTCTTCCTGAATCAATCAAAAATACCTTTCTAGAATTTGTCGGACAAGGAGAGATTCCTAATCTTCTCCTTGCCGGTGGTTCTGGTGTAGGTAAAACAACTGTTGCTCGAGCGTTGTGTGAGGAACTTCATTCTGATTATATCATTATAAACGGATCAGAAGAATCTGGCATTGATGTATTGAGAAACAAAATTAAAACATTTGCTTCAACTGTTTCACTTCAAGGTGGACAAAAAACAGTTATTCTTGATGAAGCAGATTATCTAAATCCATCTTCAACACAACCTGCTCTTCGTGGGTTTATTGAGGAGTTTCATAGAAACTGTCGTTTTATTTTTACTTGTAATTATAAAAATAGAATTATAGAACCATTACATTCTCGATGCTCAGTTATCGAGTTTAAGATAAACGGCAATAAAGCAATACTTGCTTCACAGTTTATGACTCGTATTGAAGGTGTTTTGAAACAAGAAGATATTGGATTTGAAGAAGAAGTTGTAGCAGAATTAATTATGAAACATTTTCCAGATTTTAGGAGAGTGTTGAACGAACTACAGCGCTATAGTGTTAGTGGTGTAATTGATTCTGGTATTCTTGTAAACATTGCTGAAGTCAACATGAAAGAGTTGATGAATCATTTGAAGAAAAAAGAATTTACTCAAGTTCGCAAGTGGGTTGTGGACAATATAGATAATGATCCTGTGAAAGTGTTCCGTAGAATATACGAAACTTTATATCAGTATATGAAACCTAATAGTATTCCCGCAGCAGTATTAGTATTGGGTAAATATCAATATTATTCAGCTTTTGTTGCTGATGCAGAAGTTAATCTATTGGCGTGTTTAACTGAAATCATGTCCCAATGTGAGTTTAAATGAGAGAAGATTGGGACGATAGATTAACGGAAGAATATGAATATTGGTTATCAAATAATCCTGTCGATAAAGTTGATTGTCCTAGTGATGATGAACTGCGGGCTTTATTACTCGACAACCTAGAGTTTGTTCGTTCCATGTCTATAGAGGAATATACCCTCTATCAGAAATGGAATGAAATTCATACAAAATATCCTACTAAAGAAACCTCTACATTGTTTGGTGTAGAGAATGTGATGATTGATGCGAAAAAGAAACACATTACAGATAAAGCAAAGTCTATGGTCTGGCCCGGCGGAGATTATAAAAAATTACAACCAGAGTTAATTCTTACAGACTACAATCGTTGGTTAACAGACCAATGGACTGCTGTAAGAACATTTTGTCATACACAAAGAAACAATAATAATATTGGTAGAAATTTATTTTATCTTGTAGTAGATAAACCAACTGGACAATATCTAGGTGTAATTTGTATATCGTCAGATTTTATAGACTTAACTCCTAGAGATAAGTTTGTAGGTTGGACTAGAGAACAACGTAATGAGGGAATGTTAGGACATACAGCAATTGGGTCTAGTATATTACCCACACAACCTTTGGGATTTAATTATGTTGGTGGTAAGTTACTTGCTTTGTTATGTTTATCCGATACAGTTCAGAATGATTGGAAGAAAAGATATAAACAAATATTGGTAGGTATGACTACAACATCTTTATATGGATCATTTTCTCAGTATCAGAATTTGAAGTATTGGAATAAAAGAGGTAAAACAACAGGCAAAGTTGTATTTGAACCAAACATACAGAATTTAAGAGCGTGTAGGAGGTGGACTCATAAGAATCATCCCGAGAAATATTGGGAGTGGTGGCATGCTATGAATGATAAAGGCAATAAGTATAAAAGAGACCATAAGTTTAGAATGTTGACATTTATATATTCTCAATTAGGTATTAAGAATGTAGAATCAATGCACCAACGTGGTATATACTTTTCCCATCTATACGAAAATACAGCAGAATTTCTCCGACAAGAGATAACAGAGTCCATGTTAATTAAAAGATTTCCAACATCTACAAAGCATCTTGTAGATATATGGAAAGAAAAGTATGCTAGCAAGAGAATTAAATCACTTACAGAAAGTAATAGATTAAATAATAATATACTGTTTTATGATGATTTAATTTATATGAATTGGGAAGAAACAAAACAAAAATATTTAAGTGATGTAGGACGATGAAGAAAAACGAACCACCTTATCAATTAAAACATTATTTGAATGCTATAAACCATGAAAAAGTAGATTTGATGGATGGTGAAGATGAGTTTTGGGAAAAGAAATATCCTGCTTTTATAGTAAATAAGGCATTAGGTTCTTTTGTTGATACTATACTATATGTGAATGAAATGAACAAGATGCACCACCTCGACAAGCGTCTCCAATTTCATTTTTTTCTAAATAGTATAGGTCGTAAAAAAAGATTTGCTAAATGGTTACGATCAAGCAAGATCGAAAATCTTGACACAATCAAAGAGTATTATGGATATAATAATGAAAAGGCCAGACAGGCTCTTGAGATACTAAATGATGAGCAAATTGAAGAAATAAAAATAATAATAAATCGAGGTGGAAAACATGGAAGAACTTGATTGGGACCCAGGCTTAATGCTTGAGGTCACATTATCAGAAGCTGATGATTTCCTTAAAATCCGAGAAACCTTATCACGCATTGGTGTTGCTTCTAGAAAAGAAAGAATTTTATATCAATCTTGTCACATTCTACATAAGCAGGGCCGATATTTTATCGTACATTTTAAAGAATTGTTTGCGTTAGATGGTAAGCCAACCAATTTGACTCAAAATGATATAGAACGAAGAAATACAATAGCTGGTTTATTGGAAGATTGGGGACTTGTGAATATTGAGGGGTTGTCAGAACCTAGAGCACCATTATCACAAATAAAGATATTATCTTTTAAAGAAAAAGATGAATGGACTCTAGAAACAAAATATAATATAGGAAAGAAACGAGTGGAATAATATGATTAAATTGATAAGAATGAAGTCCGGTGAAGATGTTATCGGCGATGTGACAGAAATAGATACAGGATATATAGTAGAAAAGCCAGCGGTACTCATGCCTATGCCAGCTTCTCAAGGTAGAGAAATGTCAATGGGCATGGTGCCTTGGCAACCATTTAGTAAAAGTACAAAATTTTCTATTCCGGGAGATTGGGTAGTTACAACTTCAGACCCAGCAGACGATATTGAAAATGGATATAGAACAAATTTTGGTTCAGGCATACAAGTAGCAACAAATAAATTACTCGTAGACTAAATAGGACTATGAGTAAATCATTTTCTATGATTCGCAAAGCCAGAGGCACTTTGGTCGAGCAGAAAAAAGAAGAACAACCCAAAGACGAAAAGTATCGGTTGTTGGTTATTAGTAATAAGCCTGACAACAATCCTTATTTCCATACTGTTCAAAGACTTTTGGATGAAGCAAAAAAACTTGGCATTCCAGCTTATGTATTGATGGCGGAAATAGCAAATATTGCTGATGGCCAAGTTTGGAACTCTGGAGATGAAAAAAATAAATTTAATATTTCATCTGATGATACTATTACTATTGTTCGTGGTTCTGTTGCTCGCCGAGACGCATATTTAGACTTAATTTCCCAATTAGAAAAACTAGGTATAGTAGTTGTAAATAGTAGACAAACAGTACAAATATGTGCTGACAAATATTGGTCATCTTTGCGTTTTGCTGATAATAATATTCCAACTCCAAAAACAGCTTTAGTACAAAGTGAAGAAACTTTACAAGCATCATTAGATATTATTGGAGAAGAATACCCAATGATATTGAAAACTCTAAAAGGATCAAAAGGTGTAGGAGTGATTTTTATTGAATCTAAACGCCAATTAGTTTCTTTGATACAATTACTTTGGAAAGAAGATGATTCTACAGAAATACTTTTACAATCATATATTAAATCAGATTTTGATGTAAGAGCATTAGTTTTGAATGGCAAAATTCTGACCGCAATGCGCAGAGATGTTTTAGAGGGAGATTTTAGAAGTAATTATTCACAAGGCGCTAAAGTTAAAGAATATAAGTTAAGTTCCGAAGAAATGGAAATATGTATTAATGCTGATAAAAGTGTTAATGGCATATACACCGGAGTAGATTTTATTAAGAATGGTAACGATATTTTTGTATTAGAGGTAAACAGTTCACCTGGCACTGAAGGTATTGAAGAAGCAACTGGTAGAAATTTAATTAAGGAAATATTAGTTCATTTTAAAGATAGAAATAATTGGAGATGGCAAGCTACAGAAATTGGGAGATTTGAATTAGTTACTTTAGAAGGTGTTGGTAAAATTGTTGCAAATTTTGATACTGGTAATAGTGCAAGATGTATTATTCATGCTGACAAATATGATGTAAAAAACAATATAGTGACATGGGAAATACAAGGGAAAAAATTTAAAAATAAACTTATTAAAATGACAAAGTGGGAACGGGGTGCTCTTGCCGCTGAGGTTATTGAAAGACCGCTCATATTATTAGATGTTACATTTGATGGTTCTATATATAAAGATGTTAAATTTGCTATAGATGATAGAAGTGAAAAGAGAACAAAATGTTTAATGAACCAAGATTTTATGAAACGAAGTAAAGTGATGGTCAATCCATCTAGATCATTTGTGGCCACATTTGCACCTAACCATGGTCTAAATTCTGATGGAACCTTTAAGAAGAACGCATTTGACTTATTTTGATTTTTATGATATAATGGTCCCATGAGTGACTTTTATATTAATGTAATGCAACGGGGTCCTAACCTCCTTGTTCGTGAATTCAAAGACGGTAAACGAGTAAAGCAAAAGATAAAATATGCGCCTACTCTTTACGTTCCTGTAGATAAAAAAACAGAATATACAACTTTAACAGGACAGTATGTAGCTCCTTATAAACTAGATGGCATATATGAGGCCCGGGCGTTTCTGGAGCAGTACGATGAACAACCTGAATTAGTTTATGGAATGGAGCGTTATCCATTTACTTGGATTGCTGATAATTATCCTGGTATAATTGATTGGGATATTAAGAAACTTAATATTTTAACTATAGATATTGAAGTTCAATGTGAGAATGGTTTTCCAGACCCACGTGCTGCTGATGAAGAATTATTGTGTATAACTGTAAAAAATCATTCTAATAAACAGATTTTAGTTTGGGGTATGCAAGAATATGTTGTGCATAATTCCGACGTTCAGTATGTTGAATGTTATAATGAAAAAGAACTATTGAAAAAGTTTATAGATTTCTGGGAGTATTATGACCCAGATTGTATCACAGGTTGGAATACAAAGTTCTTTGATATTCCTTATCTATGTAATCGTATAACAAAAATTCTAGGGGAAGATGAGTTGAATAGACTATCTCCTTGGAAAGTTGTGCATCCACAACGAACATATATCGCTAATAGAGAATTACAAACGTATGATATTTTAGGAGTATCATCATTAGACTATATGGACTTGTATAGAAAATATACATATTCAAGTCAAGAATCATATGCTTTGAATCATATTGCATATGTTGAATTGGGTGAAAAGAAA